CCCCCATGTCAGGAATTCCTGATGTGCCCTAGTTAAACTAGGGCATGCCATCCACGCTTTGAGGTCACCCGGTGTGGAGACGGGTATAGTCCGGCTTGCGATACCGCTCTCGAACCCTTAGATTTCTCATTAAGGGCCCATTCTCTATTTGAAAGAGAACGGGAGAACGGCATTTCCAGGTCAGATGATACACGTAACCTATCACTAGACGAGAGAGAGCGTAAAAGCTCTTCCCAATCTGTGAAGGGAGACTGTTCCATCTTAGTAGATGTTGCCCAACCAAAAGACTCGAGCCGGTGAAGATCGCGATTCCATCGCAATTTCACCCGCACTTGTCGATTAGCTGTGACAACGTCAATCGCAGGCCTTACAAAGCTTAACCCTGAACTCGCTACCGTGGTATACGGAACACGAGCCAGAGCTTGCACACATTCCTCAATGTATGCAGCAGCTTTATAATAACCCCTAGCATGTAGAGTGTCTGAGTAGGCACAATACGATACTAAGGTGGGGACTACCAAGTGATGACACCACCGCTTCGTAATACGAAGTGGAGTGACTGGGGTGCCTCTATAGGCATCCATTCCGCATGATTCTCGAAAGAATCCGTGGGTGCAGCACTTCGATCGGTTGAACAGGAGTCCAACTTTTTCGAGGAACTGCATTACGTCAAGGTAGTCTATCTTGTACGTAATGATATCATCACCGTAAACCCATACAGTTTTCGCAATTTCTTGCATAGACTTATGGGGATACTTAGTCATCAAACAGGAGACCGCTAAGGCCCAGAAGCTCAACGCTTCTACGGGAAAACATACAGCCGACCCCATAGGGGCAAACTTATGTAACCTTAGGATCCTGCCACAAGGAAGCTCCGTTTCCGGGCTCCGTGTTGCCTCTAGACACTCGATCCAATTTAATGGAAAGAGTGTCCATACGAGGTGTTGCGAAACCCGGTCCGAAGCATCCTTCATATCTAACGTAACTAAGTTCCCGTGGCGTGAAGCCTCGAGAGCGAGGGACCTGTTGACTTCTTGGTTAGAGAAGTTAACCTGCCCTTTCGTTAAGTGATGTTCCTCTAGTGTTTCCACTAGAAGCTTCATCTGGCCCTGTTGTATCCATTGGATTGACAGGGGTTCCATAGATATGAGTCTCGGTCCACGGGAGTCCTTAGGGACGAGAACGACACGTGCCGTTCCTGAATCTAAGACCTGTGGGTACTGCATCGAGTCCAGGGCGAGAGAAGTACGGTTTGATCCGTACGATCCCCGCTTAGGGACAAGAGTACTCGTAAACCCTTGCGCTGGCTGAAGAACACGGGCACTTCTGCCCCTATCTTCCAGCCCTGCGCATGGATCACTTGTACCGCGTGTTTGTAATCTGTCACAGAGATGTGACAGGTTAAAGAAGAAATATTCCGTAAACGGATATATTTCCTCAAGAGACCTGTAGAGTCGGGTGAAACCCGACTTTCCAGGACCTCTCTCACGCGTGGAGACGGCACCAGGTCCGTGTCGGGGATAAACCCGACGTGGATCTGTTGCGCTGAGAACGCGGCCAATAATATTGGCTGCGCACTTAACGCTGTGTTTGTCTT